ATTTGCATCACCATTGACATCTGTTCCGGTACCATAATACAGAACATTATCGACTTCATTGAATGCAAGTTCTGCGTTCTTTAAACTTGAAGGTGCTCCCCCTAAACCAGTAGCCCTCCTCTTAATACGAATCGTATTAGACATTAAAAATTACCTCCACTAATGTACATGCCGGTAGATGGATGTACATGATCTGATCTTGCAGCAAAAAGACTTGTACCAGCAGAACCTGTATTTGCTAACTCCAAAGGAGTGTCATCACTCAAATTAACATAGACCGGCACACTAATACTTGCAGCAGCAGCACTTATTAAAGTTGAATCCGCATTACTAACAGTAACAGCAGTAGTTGCAGTATTTGAAATAGAAAGACTTGTTACATCAGAGTTAGACACCGAAAGAGAAGTGCTATCGCCTAAATTAACAGTTATCAATGTTGCATCAGAAGAAGTAACCGTAATAGTTGTGGCTTCTGCACTCATCTTGAAACATCTCCAGTGACAGTAATGCTACCGTACATTAAAGTTAAAACATTACTACCATTTGTTTCTTGAAGATCATAAGTGTATGATCCGGCCTGAAGACTAGTAGTCTGAGCGCTTGTTAAACTTAATTGTAGAACACCGCCAGAAGCATTTGTGATAGTAGAAGTAAAAGTTAAAACTATGTCAGCAGAGCTTGCACTTCTTCTAATCTGCGCCAAATAAGTTCTGTCAGTAATATCAATGGCAGCATTTGAAGCATCTTTTAAGGTGACTTCGTGTGTATAAGTGTCTCCTTTGTAAATTGAAATATTTCTTATAGCCGCCATTACAAACCTCTAAATTAAGTTTATCAGCAATCAGCCTATAGCGAATACGCCGATGTTAGCCCCAGCAGTTACAACTTCAATAGTGTTGTAATCACCATACACTTCCAAATAGTTATGAACATGACCTTGTGAATCCGGCAGCACCACGGAATGCTTTCCATTAAGCTTAACTTCAACCCAATCATTAGTGTCACGATTAACTAAATAAATAGCATATGTGTGATGATCAATAGTCTGAACACCATCGGTATCTGCTAGATTAGTATTTGAATAGACGATATGTCCTTCACTCATTGTTTCCTCCATTATCTTGGTTCTCTCCACGCTCAGCTTGGTCACCACTGTCTCTAGGATCAGTGGAGCCTTCTGGCGTGTCCGCTCTGGCCTTTCTAGGCACTGCGGAAGCATTATTATCATTCCCCTCTGGAGCACCGGGACCATTGCTGCCCTGCTCCTTCTTCAACTTAGTTGGGAATGGTAGAACTTCGTCACCATCTGATCTTTCAGGTAGACCAAGTTCATTACGAACTTCATTCGGGCTGACAACCTCGGTGCGAAGATACCTATCGTAAATTCTTGATTGAATATCTTCATCAATAAGATCAATTCTGTTGAACTTAATGGTTATTAAGTCCGTGAACTCAGAAATGAGTCGGTTAATCTTTTTCTCAATAACAGATTGATCCGGCCCAATAACCTGAGTCTTGAACGTCTTGTCAGCATCTCTAGAAACCGCAAGGTTAGCATTGTCATAGACACCTACCTTCGGGGCGGGAACCCTGTTAGCAACAAGAATCTCGTCCCTGTTTGACTTGCGGTACTTGTCAAACGAGGCATCCTGAATACCGGCCTCAAGCTTTTCAAACTTGATATCACTATCTCCACCAAGAGAAGCAGGAAGAGGAACGATAAGAGTACCGTGGTTTCTTCCCTTCACCTCTTGACGGAAATAGTTAACAAGTTCCTGCTTTGAGCGCTGGCTCAGTTTTGCGCCTTTGACAATAATTGCGTAGCGAGGGATAGCTTTGTTTTCGAAGTAATCAATGTTGTACTCTTTGGCAAACTTATCTCCTACAATTGCAGCAGCCGCAGAAACAGATGACGGGATGCCATAATAAGTGTTGTTTGGTGAGTACGTCTTAAAGTGAATTACTTCGTTTGGATTTGGATCTGAGTTAATCGGATCTTCCATCTCGGTGTCTTGAAAGTTTTTAAAGAACACCGCTTGAATCTTGTTGCTTTTAGCGATCTGTACATAACCGTCACGATGACGGCGAACTCTCATAAGAGTTGCTGGAATATGACCAATATATCCAATCTGACCTGAGTTATTTCTACCAATCTCAAGATAGCCATTGCCGGTAGTAAGAACATCAAGCCACACACGGGTCATAGTCTCAATGAATGTCTCTTCTTCATTAAAGTCTTCAAACTTTGTTTCAAGATCCTGACGAGCATCTTGAATAGCCTTTCTGACTCTAGCCAGCCTATCAGCATTGCCTTGAGCTTTCTCAAGCCTTCTTCTAGACTTCAAAGTCTCTGGGAACGAGTACCCAAGACCAACAGTGTTCATAACTCTTGCATTAATAGCAGCATTATGAATTGCACTAGAATCATAAAGTTCAGCGAGGGTATCTAGATCATAGGGAGGAGTAACAACGTCATAAAGCGAATAGCCATCAAGTTCTTCTGGATCAATATACTTTGTGCTTACATCATCAACACCTTCATACTTCTTAGCAAGACGAGTAGCCCTCCTCTTCATTCGAGAAGAAAGAGAAGAATACTTAACTTTCTTAAAAGGATCATCAGTGACTTTCTTAGTTACAACTTGAGAGTAACTAATATCATCAAGAAAAACTTCCTGATTTTCTTCTTCTTCAATATGACTCATATTTGACCTCATCGACCTCTCCTGTTCAATTCCTTTCTGACAGCCGCCTCAATAACGTCTTCATAAGGATCTGGATTCAAACCCTGCTCAAATCTTTCTTTTTGATCATCTTGCTCAGAAGCAGTAACCTTTCTAGCCCCACCTACCCAAGTCGTGTAACCCTCATCGCTACCAGTCCAATACTTAGCAGCCTGAGCGACCTGTCTTTCAACTTCTTTGTCATTCATAACACCTTCTGCACAAAGAACGCCGTCGCCGTCAGAAAGCGGCTTCCCGTTCGGCATGATCCAAATACAAACACCGAACGCTCTTTCAGGGACATAAAGGTCCTTCTTCTTCACATAATCATCAATCATCTCAGATATCATACACCACTTGAGGTAAAAAAGCACAGGTAAACAGCGAAAAGCGTACCACTTAGGTACGCTTTCCACCATTTGCTCGGGGGGCAGGGTTCGAACCTGCGACCAATTGATTAACAGTCAACCGCTCTGCCTACTGAGCTACCCCCGAATAGGAATTCCATTATCATCAAATTCGCAGTTAGGACCATCATATAGCTCAAACAGAACTTTTGGAGATTGCTTACAATACCCGCAGGTTCCGCCTCCAATCATTGCAGAATGCGCTTGAATCGGCCAGTCCCGGCAGCATCTTAATATGATAATAGAATTCATATTCATATTAGATCACCTAATCGGGCAGGCTCCACCTTCACACTCAAGGTCTTCAAGTGAATACTCATTGATCTGATCTACAAAAGTGACATTCTTAATCTTAGACTTCATCTTTTCGTAAGAATCCATATCAATTTCTTCATAAGGAGCAAGAGCGAAACCGTGATCACTATGGAGCAAGAACGAAACAGATTTTAGCTTGTTCTTATAGTTCTTCTTCATCCACTCCTGAATTTCAGGCAACTCTTCCTTACGGTAGTAAACTGTTACAGAAACATTGTTATCAGCCCACTCAGATTGAGCCTTAACAACCCACTCCAACTGCTGTACCGCAGTCAAATCCTTAGCGAGAGTTGCGTGCTCCGGTGTCTCGCAAGGGAAAGAAACGACACAAACCGTGTGGTTCTCCTTACCATCAAGACCAACATCGTACTGAACATCGTAGCCCTTGTCACGGCAGTAGTTCACCAATGGATCAGCGCTGCCCATGCGAACACGACGGATGTAATACTGAGAATAAGCGGGGTGAATACCCGGCGTTACACCAGCAAGCAGGCTAAGAGTTCCTGATGGCTTAACCGTAGTCAACTTGATTGAAGGGTTAATGCTCTGGCCTTCTGACCATTCCTTGTCAAAGGCACGCAGTTGCTCATAGCACTCACCAATCCAAGACAGTTGATCTTCAGTAGCCTGAAGCCAGCCAGTAATGCCCTGACCAAGACGGCGGTTTCTGGTAATTACAGCCTGCGACTTAGCATAAGGATAGTCTAGAGTTGTAATTGCCTTCTGCGTCTTGTACAACAGGCGGCTAAGATCAAACAACTCTTCTTTGCTTTCAATGTTAGGCAAAAAGATTTCAGCAAGATTACAAGGCTCGCCGTCCTCAAGTCCAATCTCACCACAAGGGTTGGTGCCGATTACATTCTTGTCATTGATCTTTTCGCCCAGACGACCAGTCTTGCGAATAAGGTCACGATTAATAAGTCCGTAAGGCTCACCTGTGCCATCATACCCCTTCCAGAATTCATCAATAATCTCATCATATGAATCAGCAAAGATAGAGTTATTAGAGTTACCACGCCATGCAGGAATGTCACCCTTACCCCAATTCTTTGCACGAAGATACAAAAAGTCGTCAGGGTCACCAATAGCAATCTGAGCCGAACGACGAGCAGAACCAGCTACAACAATCTTCCCGATAATATTACAAATATCAAGAGCATCAACAGAACGAAGTTTCTTACCGACTCTGGCTTCAAGAATTTTTTGAATATCAGCAATGCCCTCAATCAAAATCTCTGGACCGGAAGCAGTCCCACCAAAAGTCTTAAGCGGAGCGCCGTAACCACGAATCAGTACCGTGCTGTAGGTAAAAGAAGATCCTGTATGGAAATAACTATCTAATACCTTACCAAGAAGAGAAGACCAACCCTGTCTTGAGTCAGGGACAATAAAGTCTGCATCATTAGTTCTTTCATGCTTAATGTAATTTACTGACTTAACCTTAGGAAGATCGTGTACAACTGCTCTTTCTACAGTAAACCCAACACCGCCTCCAACCATCAAGTGGTCCATCAAGAACTGAAAATCTTCTACCTTTGAAATAGTTGTCATCCAGCAGTTGACAAGAGACACGCCGCTCATCTGACGAACAAGCGGGGTGCCCAGCTGCCATAGGGCACGGCCAGCAAAAATGCCCTTAAGGTTGAAGATATAATCAAACAGACGTTCTGCTTCTTCTTTGGTGTAATTAGCACCAATCTCTT